GGGTATCCAGTTGTCAAGTACGAACGCGTCTTTCGACGGCATATCCGCTAGACCGTCACGCCCGTTCAACCCGCCGATAGGGGCAGGGATCGTAAGCGGGCGGGCGGTCTGTTTGGTATTGACCTTGGGTACAAGCATTATGCGCCGAACCCGTTCTCAGGGGTGTATCCCTGCGTTAGAGGGTAATCGCAGTGCTTACTGAAACCAACGCCTAAGGACGGCTGCGCCAGCGCGGCGGCGAACTCGCGCGCTACAACGGACTCGTACTCCGCGAGGTCGGCGCTGAACTCTAGGCCCTTGGCGTGCTTGATGCGCCATTTCAGGCCCATGCGAATTAGCGCTTCGTCGATAAGTGACGTGTCGTTGTCTGCTGCGTACCGCAGCGTTTCGACGGCACCAGCGTTCACCGCGAAGTTCTTTGTCATGTACTCGAACACGACAGTATTAACGGACGTTGGCGTAGGGATGATGTTCAGTTTGAGCGGATTGCCGTAAATGCGTACGCGTTGCGTGCTCAGCGATCCAAGGTTCAACGCCTTGGTGCGCTGCCACTCGCCCGGCGAAAGCGAACCGCGCAACTGGTAGTACCGCGTGCTGTCAAACACCGTTTCTTGCAGAAACTTGCGGTAGTCCGCAGGTAGGTTATACTGCGACTGCGCGGCTACAGTTGGGAAACTGTACTCACGTGTAAGTATGGGCCAGTTGAACCGCTTGCTCAACTCTTCCAGTTCGGCGTTCGCGAGACTGAACATTTGCCGCGCAAGCTGTTCTGTGGAAGTTGCCACAGCGCTCGGGCGAGGCAGGCCAACTTCGTCGCAAACGCGCTGTACAACGTCAAGTAGCGCCATTACTTCGTCCCCTCATACTGCGTACGCCAAGCAATTACTTCGGCGCGGTTGGCGTCACATTGTTCTGCAAAGCCTGTGGCGTCATTGAATGGCACAGCGGCGAGAGTGGCCCATTCAGGGTAAGGCACCTTAGCCACGGAAGCATCGGCGGGCCTACTGGCCTCGACGTGTCCGCTGGCGGCGGGGGTGGCGGGGATGCTACCGGAACATACTGCTTTTCCGGGGCCGTGCACGCGCATGTCAGCAGCGTCAGCAGTAATGGCACGATTTTCCGCATCGTTGCGTTCCCTCAGTTTCGCGGCGAGCGCGTTGTTCTTAAGTTCGAGTTCGTGTACTTTGTGTTCAACAGCGGCGTACGCGTCCGCCTGCCCGGCTTTGTACCGATCATCGCCGAACTTGGATACGGCGCGCGTATGAACGAAAATGAGTACGCCGATAAGGGCGGCAATGCCTAACACTGCTCCTAGACCAAATAGTACACGGTTCAGGTTAGGCATTGCCGGTTCCCTTAGATGATCGGCAGGGCGTTACCCCCGCCTGACTTGGCTTTGCCGCCCTTGGGGGCCTCAGGAGCCGCCACAGGGGCCTCAGGCGGCGGCGCGGGCGGTTCCACCGCCTTGGTAGGCTCCGGGGCCGTCTGCGCGGCCTGTGGGGCCTGCTGAGCCGTCATAAGGTCCGACAGGTCCGCAAGCTGCCTGCGGAGGTCCGCAAGGTCCGTGCGTAGCTGTTCGTTCTCCGCTGCAAGGGCCTCAGTCGGCGCGTTACCGGCTGCGGCCTCGCAGAACGCCTTAGCCTGCTCGACAAGCGAGCGAGCACCGGGGCCGAACGCGGCAAACCGGGTGTCCGGCAACGCCGCGAGCGCTTCGACGGTGTAGATGCCTGCGGCCTGCGCGGTAGCGACGAGCGCTACAGTCATGCGCGGCCATGCCGATAGCGGCGTACCGCGAACGTCCGTACCCTCACGTCCGTTACGGTACGCGTCCACCAGTTCGCGGTACTGCTCGAACTTGGGCGACCGGTACGGCTCTGCAATGCCAACTTCGTCGGCGTACTTGCGTTCGAGGATGAACACCGGAGCGCTTTCTTTCTGTCCCGGCGAAGTGACTTCGGCGTACAGAATTTCGTCGAAAATCGGACGGCCAGCCTTCTGTGAGGCGGCGGCATTCTCTTCCGGTTCGACGTACAGGCGGACGGCTTCGCCTTCCTTGCCCTTGTACAATCCCTGACTAAGCATGATGAACTCCTTGGTTAAGCCTTGCCTTGTAGTACAAGAGGGGGAGTACCAAGGCTAATACTCCCCCTCAGGTCACGCCGCTGCTAGGCCAGCATGAAAGGTATTACGTAATCTGCGTCTGAACAGACGGACGGTTCAGCGTAGCATACGCCTGCCCCGCCGCTGGCGTACCGATAGCCGACGACAGACGCGCACCGATGATCTGCGCACCAGCAACAGCGGCGCTGTTGAGGCTACCGGCAGTCGCGGTAAGCATCGCCTTACCCGCCGCCGACGCCGCAGTAACGTTGACGATTGCAACGCCACTGATCTGGTACCAGCCGTACGAGCCAGCGCCGATTGCGACCAGAGCGACGGCGACCGGCTGGCCGCTGTTCGCATTAGCGCCACTGGTAACGCGCGTAACCGTCTGCCCGGCGGGCAGTAGGTCGTACACCACCGTATCGCCAGCCGCGACGTTAGCCGCACCGGGCAGATAGATGAACTCCGCTTCGCCAAGCGTGTCGTCGAACGCTTTGGCGATGGTACCCACAGGCACCTTAGGCGTAACATCGACAGCGGCGAGAACGAACGCCGTAATGCCGAGTGCCGTGTTGCTTGCAGTCTTGAACGTCATTTCGTACTCCACTTTCTAGGGCCTCAGCCCCGAATGCTGTGTACAGGGGTCGAAACCCCTGTACGTTGTTGCCGGCGTGTTAGGCGATCAGAACACCTTGGAACTGCGCACCAGAAAGGGTCATGTTACCGGCCCATCCGATCAGCTTGACCATGGCGTCCTGATTGGTCGAAAACCGATCCGGCGCCAGTGGCACGTACTGCCGCTTGGCGTGCGGCCGCAGGTACAGGTAGTCCGTGTTCAGGAAGAACATGTGGTTCGCCGGGCACGCACCGCCGATGCCGCCGTCGAAAACAACGTCCGCGCTCTGGAACTTCAAGTTCTCGAAGCCCGCCTGCGCCATGTCGGCGTTGCTGAACCGCTGCTGCGGCTGCAATGCTTCCATGTACAGGCGGTAGTACACGTTGTCGGCCACGATCAGGTCCGGGCGATCCGTACCGCGAACGAGGTTCAGGTACAGACGGTTCATGTACGAAATGATGTTCGCGGTAGTCGCCGCACCACCACCATCGGCCACCGCACCGAACTTCTGACTGCGCCAGAAAGCCCACGTTGCACGGTTGATGCCGCCGACAGTACCGACAGTCGGAGCGTCGGGAACGAGCAGCGATAAGCCGCCGACTTCCTTACCGCCCGAACCCGTACCGTCTGCGTACACGGCTGCGCCCATCTTGTTTTTCATGGTGCGCTCGGCGTTTTCGATCCGGCTTTCAAGCAGGTCGATAATCGCCTCTTCGCCGCTGTTCATCAGTTCCTCAAGGCCGGACACAGACACAGCAACGCTGGCCTGCTTCCAGTCGAATTGAGCGGCGCTGAACACTTCGGACGGCGAAATGTTCAGCGGGTCATACCCACTGTACCATCCGAAAGTGCCGTTCTCGCCGTATTCGAGTTCCTGAATGATCTGACGACCGCCAGAAACGGGTTTGCGCTTGCCCTTCTTTTCGAGCCGGTCGAGCAGCGCATGGTTTTTCGACACGTTATCGGCCAGCTTGCCGGAACGCGCCTCAATCGTCGTAGTGACGATTTCCGAAAGGTTCGGAGTTGCCATTTGTTGTACTTATCCCCCACGTGGCCCCCGCCACGAACTTGAGTTTTACGAGTGCTGCTGTATAGCAGCGCGAAGCGTATCCCGAACTGAACCGGAACCGATATCCTTGGGCTGCGTACTACCCGACGCCGGTGCCTGCCCCGTAACGCTGCTACCCGCATTAGCCGCGCGAGCCGCCCGTTCCCGCTGTTCCGCAAGGCGACTGGCTTCTTTGGCTGCGAGCAGTTTTTCACGTACTTGGGGCGTTGCCCAACACGCGCGCTCGTATGCCTGTTCCAGTATATCCTTGTGCGACGCAGACGGATTTTCGGCTTTCACCTGTGCGATAAACGGTACGATACCGTTACCTAGTTCTGCGAAATACGGGCGCAAGGGCTGTCCGCCTTCTCCCGTTTCCGTCGCGAACTTCGCGGTAAAATCGACAAGCGATTGATGCTGCGCTGCCTGCTGGCCCTGCGTCATTTGGGTCAAAGTACCGGTAAGGTAGTCAACCTGTTGGCGTAGTTCCTGTACGGCAGGATCAATGTATTCGTCCTCACCGCCACCCGCCGTAATCCCGGCTAGGTCGATACCATGCTGTCCGGCAAACCACTGCACAAACTGCGCAGGGTCGCGTCCGGCAAAGTCCGAAAGGGCAAGTAACTGGTTCACGGCTTGAGCCTCAGACATGCCGTTCATGGCCCATGCCTGACGCCTTGCACCGATTACAGTTTCTAGCTGTTCGTACCCACGGTAACGTGCGGCTTGTTCTTCGACAGTCGCCATAGTACGCGCAAGGTTGGCTTGCGTTTCCGCCGGTAGGGCTGCGAATACTGCGGGATCAATGCCCTGCGGAGCCTGTACGGCTGCGGGCTGCTGTCCCTGTTGTTCTGTACCGGTCTGCTGCCCGGCCTCTGCCGCCTGTTCGGCAGGCGTTTTCGGCGCGAACTGGCCGGTAGCGGTGCGACCGTCGCCGCGATCTGCGGCGGGCGGGGTTACTTCCTCGCCCTTGAACGCGCGGCTAAGCTGGTCGCGTAGGCTCTGCTTCGCCTGCGGCTTTTCCTGACTGTCCGTACGCTGAATGGCGTTCTGATGTACGGTGTCTGCGCCGTGCGCCGGAATGGTGCCAGCGGGAGGCGGGGCGGCGGGCGTAATGCCGCCGTCGAGGTCGCCGTTGTTAATGTCGCTTACGAGGTCAATACCGGCTTCGTCGGCCATTACTTGCTCCTAGCAGTTTCCAACGCGCGTTTAATGTCGTGACCGGCGCGGGGCATTGGTGCCGCTTCGGTACGTGGCGGGAACTTGTCGTTACCCACCTGAATTACATTGTGCCGCTTTTCATGGTCGCGCAAACCGGTACGGCTATGAATGATTGTCCCGTCGATTGGCGAACGGAACGCCTGAATACCGGGCATAATCATGGGGCCGCTGCCCCTAGCAAAGTACTCGTCAGTGCCGCCGTATTCGGGCAGTACGTGGTTGCGACCGTCCGTACCCTTATACGTGTACAGTGCCGGGATTGACTTGGAGTGACCCTGCACGGATACGTAGGTCTTACGACCGCTGTACCCCGCTGGAAACTCGTACAAGTCAAACCCCGACACTGTAACCCCCTCACGCCCCCTGACGCTTCCCCTTGCGCGTTTAAGCGAAGCCAAGGGCGTTCAAAATCGTCAAGCCCCCGGCGAACTTTCCTGTGGATTTTCTTGGCTCGCCTCGATCTGCCGATCCTGCCGCTGGCCGTCCGCCTCGAACTGGTAGGCGTCCTGCGCGGCCCCTTGGCGCTCCATTTCTTGGCGGTGCTGTTGATCGTTTACGCGCAAGTTCTGGTCTAGCTGCCGGTCCTGTACGTCGAGCGCCGCCGTCTGACGCTTGAGGTCAAGTTCAGCCTGCTTAATCGCCAGTTCGGTTTGCTTGATCTGCAATTCGATTTCGGCCTTACGCGCCTCGAACTGCGCTTTTTGGATTTCTAGCGCACGGTCGGCGGCGCTTTCTTGCGCCTTATGCGCCAGTTCGGCCTGTTGGCGCGCCTGCGAGCCTTGTTCTTTCAGTTGCGCCACCTGTAGCGCCGTCTGCGCTTTGGCCGCGCCTTCGTCCGGCTTACCGCCCATGCCCTGCGCGCCCATCTGTTGCAGCGCGTCCTGAAACCGCTCGAACTCTTCCTCAATCGGGCGAGCCGCACGGAAGCTGCGTACGCTGAACATCATAAGCGCAGCTAGCAGCGGTGCCATTGTCGGGAACTGTTGTACGGTTGGCGCGGCTTGCTGCAAGAATGCACCAATCTGTCCTAGGAACTCCAAGCGGTCCTTACGCTCGCCCTCTTCGTCGGGCAGAATAGTACTGTCCGTTTCGATGCCGATATTGGCGCAGCGTTCGCGCTCTTTACGCAGTAGGCCAAGCGCCGCCTTGAACTGTTGAACGGCAATTTGTGCCGGGTCCGGCTGCGGCGGCATGGGTTGCCCCGGCTGCGGCACAGGCTGCGGCGGCGACGGTGGTACCTCGAAACCGCTGTACAGCGCGAACGTTTCGTCAGTGAAGTGTTCGGCGGCAATCTCACCGATGATCTGTATTAGGTCGCGGCAGAAGCGCTGTACTTCTTTTTGCATGATCTTGAGCCGCCCACCGGCCCAATTCTGCTTAATCTCCTGCGCGCCAAGGGTTTCAGACGCCTTGGATAGCCCACGTGTAATGTCGCTGAAACCGGTAATCTCGTATATTTCTGCCTTGGCCGCTTCGCGAGCCTTGTACAGTTCCATGAGCACCTTGACAATTTGTTCAATAGGTACCCATTGAATAGCGCCGTTCACGCCGCTCTGCCCGATGAACTGATGCCAGTTCGCAATCGGGATCATTTTGTTACCGCCGTTAGGCGACAACAGCATTTGTAGAGCGTCCACGCTGCCGTCGAACACGCCGCGAACGTTAAGCGCGTTAGTAAGGTGGCGAATGCGAGCCGTGATATTGTCGAGTTCTTCGGCCTGCGACTGGTACTGCGAATAGAACGGACGCGGCACGAACGTACGAGTGTTCGAGATAGCACGCATCGGCTTCGGGAACGGCCAGAACTTTTTCAGTTTCAACGGGTCGTCTTTTTCGTCGAGTACATTATCGTACCCGTCGCTGATCCAAATTACGGACCGGCTTTCCTTGTCCCAAATTTCCCAAATAGTCGCTTGCTTGTCCTCGACAACCGGGGAGCGGTCGCCGCCCTTGCTCACAGCGTTGTCAACGTAGTTCAGGCGGTTGGCGATTTCCTCGCCGAACCGGGCCTTCACCTTGGCCTTGTTCATAAACACACGCTTAGCCGCCCATGGAAGTTCTTTCCAGATGCGGCAAGCGCCGAACAGCACGTCTTTCCATGCAATGTAATCAATGTCCACGTTCTCGTAGTCGAGAACTTGTACCGGTTTACCGGTATCGTTGTCGTTGACGGCTTTACCGTCGCCGTCCACCTGATCCTTGAATGAAGGCTCGTACCGAACCCACGCGAAACCGAGGCCGGGCAGCAAGTAATCCTCGACAACGTTTTCCATAACTTCGTCGAAGTCGATTTCACCGAGCGCATAGCCGACAGTACTTTCCAGCATGGTGACGGCTTGCTGAACGATCGGATTGCGGCGGTCGCGGTGCTTTTTCGTAACCTGCACCTTGGGGGTCTGCGCGTACAGGGACGGACGCATGGTTTCCGTGGACGAGTACAGAATGTTGTACCTGTCCTGTAGGGACGCTTGCTGAGCGTTCGCCTTTTCAATGCGGTACCGGTCAATTACACGCTCACCGCCCGTATGAAAGTCCTGATAGAGCCGCTGAGACTTAGCAATCTGTTCGCGCCAGTACGCGGCCTTGCTGACGGTCGAGCCTGCGGTGGTGCCTTCCGCCTTGGCGGTCGCCTTACGTGCCATGTGTCCCCTACCCCCTAAATTTGCTGGTACGCTGTGTCGAGCATATCCTGCTCAGCCCAAATGTCATTCATCGTCATATTCTGCAAGGTCTTTGGTGGCGCGGTGTCGTTCGCCGGTTTCTTCCTCTTCCAAGGGCGCGACATGAGGCCATAGCGCAGCGCATCCGGCGCATGGTCCTCACCGTCTGTGTTCGCGTCCTCAGGGTTGTTTATGTCATGCTGCATAGCCGGGAGAGTACGGATAATATGTACGCATGTCTTAAACACGTACCACATAGGCGTACCGACGCCGTTATCCTTTTCGGGGTCGCCGTCCTCACCGCACAGACGCTCACGTACTTGGTTCCAGCCATTAATGCGCTGATTGTCAGCCTTGCGGAAGTACGCACCATTCACGGCCATGCTTTCCGCAACTGACGGGCCACCATCCTGCTTGTACGCGGCAGGATCGATTACACCGTACGTCACCTTGACGGGGCTAGTCGGTACGTTTTCGTTGGCGGCAGTTTCCATCTTTACGATACTCTGCGCCACACGCGAGGCAGGCCACCTTAGCCCTTGGTTGGCATGTCCGTTCCAGCCGTAGAACTCCCGGTAAGTAATGATTGAACCTGCCGGGAGGTACGGTCCATCTGGTACTTGATATCCATCACTAACTGCGTGCCACAGGAAACAGAAAGGAGAAGCAGTGCCCCAATCACCACTTTTAAACCGTAGCCAGTGGGCTGGTATCTCAAAAGGCTCAAGTACATGCTTAGCAGTACTGAACTCAGGAAAATAAGCGCCAGTAATAACATTCCAGTCGCCTTCCAACCATGCACGTACTAGTTCAGGCGAGCCGATTTCGCGCAAGCGCGCAATGTAACCGGGATCGTTGTCTAGCAACTTCTTGTTGTCGTACACACGCGACGGGATGAACATTTTCGACGTTACATACCCATCTTCGTCGGTATTCGTAATCAGTTCCATGCCCTTCGGGGCAGGGTCAACGAAGTACTCTTTAACCTCATGGTGGCCCGCACCACCGGGGTTCGCTGAACAGCGGATACGCTTGTTCGGGACGTTGCCCGCCGAACGCAAGCACGCCTTGAGTTTCTTGTACGACTTGAGGTTCGGCCAGTTAGTAAGTTCGTCCCACCCAATCCATGTGTACTGGTGACCCTGATACTTGTTGCAGTCCTCTTCTTTCTCAACGTGACGCATTTTAAGCGTTGCGCCTGACGGAAAGATGAAAGTACTCTTACTGGCCTTCCATACTGCACCTAGCGGTACGAAAATCTCTTGCGCACGCGCTACCAGTTCTTCAAGTTCCGGGTGTGAACGGCGAAAGATAATACCGCGCCATACAGCGCCCTGCCATACGTCCTGTAAGAAGTCGCCAAGCAGAAAGTCCGACTTACCGCCGCCGCGAGCGCCGCCGTACATGATTTCCGTAACGAAATGCGCAGCGATAGCGAGGCTTTGCGGCCCCGGCTGCGGTTCCCATACGGCTGCGGCGGCAGTTTCCATTAGCCGTGCATGATCCTGTCTAGCGGCATCGGCTCGCGATCACCGCAGAGGATACAGACATACTCGCCCGCGTCCTCGTCCTCGTCATAATCGTGGTCGCAGTCCTCGTACGACTGCCTAGGACCGTTCGCGTCCGAGCACCGGCATGGTTTCGCGTTGCACGCGCTGCAATCCCTCACTGACAGCACTCGTAACCGGTGTCAGCGTACAGCGGAACGCAAATGCGGTCCGATGCGGCCTGTATTTCCGGTTGTGCGATGACGCACAGGAGCCATACGATAACGCACGCCTCCAATAGTACTATCCCCGCCCAATAATGCCCCCGCATATGTCCCCCTAAAGTACTGTGCAGTACTCGTATCGCAAGTCGTCGTCTGGTACGACACGCGAGCGTAACTGCGCACGTGCTATGACGCGTAATTCTTGGTCGTCGGGCGCGTGTAGCCATGCAATCTGCGTGAACTGCCGTCCGCTGAACGCCCGCGCAGCTTCCATGCGGTTCGTGACAATGCGAAAAATCAGCGTCGAGCCGTTCGGGCAGTGCAACGTCTGTCCTGCCGGGCTGTACCGGCCCGCAAGTACCTCGCGCGCATCGTCGGCGGCGATATGCAGTTCGTCGCGGCTCTTACAGACGATAATGCCGCGCCAATCCGGTCCGTACTGGTTAGACTTGGCGCGAAAAATGTTCAACTGACTACCATAACTCATTGTACAAAACTCAGCCCGAAGTTGAAACCAACCAGTAGCGCGAACAACGCCGCGAAACCGGCAATCCAGATAGTGTTAGCACGCGTACGTTTCAGGTCTGTGTCGTACCTTTGCTGCGCGGCGGCTAATATGCGCTTGTGGTCGCTGCGTAGCATGAGTGACATGACTAGTACCCCGCCGCCTTGAGAAAGTCGTCAACATTGCGCAGGACGACCGCGCCAATCTCCGCACCATTACGCATACGGCGGATTACTTGCGCGTCACCGCAGGACGCGAGGCCGAACGCGGTTTCGCCGGTCTGCTTGCGCCCGCCGCTGTTGTTTTCAAGGTACTTGGCGATGCGCCGCAAGAGCCGGGTGGTGTTCACAGCCCTAGCCCCTCGAACGGGGACGGCGGGGCCATGACGGCTGCAACGAACTCGCGTGCCTCTAGCAGCTTCGGCTCCGGTGTCACGTCGATCACTGGCCCGGCAATGCTCGCCGTCTTAGCGGCGGCTTCCGCTGCGTCGAGCGCATCACGGCGGGTAAGCGTGGCGTCTTTCATCTTAAGCCACTCGTCGTACGTGTCGGCGCGCGGCATGATGTTAATTTGCGTCGGGCCGTTGAACGTGTTGCCCGGCCTGCCCTCGCCCTCCGGCCCGTAAATTTCCGGCAAGCGGCCCTTAAGCAAAGTTGTCAGCAAGCCGTCGCTGTACTGTATCTCAGTGTCAACGCGCTCGCCTTTGAAGTACACACCCTTCTCGACGCCATGTACTGCGCGCTGGATAGCGGCGGATTGCAGGGATAGCGCGCCAACACGCTCAGCCTCGGTAAGTGTCTCGGCTACTTCCTTGTCATCCTTGATCCACTGACGGACGAACATGGGCGACACATTACAACGGCGGCACGCGTCGAACAGGTCGCCGCAGTTTACCTGCAACGCCTGTACTAACGCATCTAATGTTGCCTGTGTACGCACTTCCCCGAACCCCCGCTCAGAGGGCTAGGCTGGCCTAAAGGTCTAAAAATTGTCAAGCCGGTGTGGCCGACTTTTCCACAGCTTAGCGGAAGCGGTTGAGGAACGCCCAAGGCAGCTTCTTACCGCAGCCGGGGCAGCACAGCGGCTCTACCTCTGTCACGCCGATGTAGTCAGGATCGTACCCGGCAGCGCGCAGACTTTCCCGGTGCGCCTCTAGCAACTCTAGGCGACGTTCCCATACAAGCCGTTCGTGTGTCCTGCCCGGCTTCCCCGCCATGACGCACCCCCGCACGTAAGGGTACGCGTACGGCTCAGCCCGTCAAGCCCGGTGCGGTAATGTCTGTGGATAAGGTGAGGGGCCACGACGCGTGCTCAGCCGTGACCCCTCGGGAGAGGCGGCGCGCTGTCAATGTTCAAGTGGCCCCGCGCCGGTATCTCAGGCGTTACAGGGCCGTTTCGATGGTGTCAAGGGGAGGGGCCAGCGGGTGGGAGGTAGCTGGCCCCTCGGGGGTGTAGCACGGCTCGCGTAATGATGCCGTGCTACGGGGGAGGGTTACGCAGGCTGTTCGGCGCCTGCCGGTATTGTAATGTGTACAGTTTGTCCGGCTGCGAGTTTTTCCGGTTCCTGAAGTTCTTTCGTGTACTGCTCCTGACGACGCGCCGCCAGTTCAGCCGCCACCATGTTCCGCTCAGTCTCAACGGTAATCAGCCGGTCGGTTAGTGCGCGGATCATGTCGGCACGTACACGCAACTCGCGCTCCACCTGTACGCCGATAGCGTCGAGCGCACGCGCTTCAGGTGTCAACAACGTACCATCCTCGCTAGCGCGTACTATGAGCGCACTGTGTACCAGCCCCTCGATTGTTTCGTTGATTGCCTTCTCAGGGGTCTTGTACGGGCGGCCTTCCATGACTGCTTTAATGTGCTCTTTGGTTGTCATAGCCCTGTACTTCTCAAGCCCTTCCTGCCTTGTACAGAACGGGGGCCACTTATCTTTAGGTAAGGTGTTGCCCCGGCCCCCGCTTTAAGGAGCGCTCGGGGAAGGAAGGGCCTTATCTCCGAGCGCTCCTGATCCCCTCTCTAGTCCCGATTCGTCGGGAAGGCAACTCTACTGGTTTTATGACCGTAGTTATCTTATCGCCTGTGGATAAGTACTCGTACGCCTGTGCATGTTTATTACAACTTTGTACTCTTATTTTTCTCGGAAAATTTTTCTGGCATAGGGGCTTCTGTGCGTAACAAACAGCCGGGTAGGGGTACAAGGTGCAGTAATTGATTTTGTACTGAGGTTGGCGTGTTGGGGTACAGTTATAATCATACCCCGCCTGCCCGCGAACCCGGTGGGGGTGCGAACAAATCCAGTACCTTTCAAGCACAGACCATGAACATTGTAATGTTATATCATATGTACTTAACATAATGAACCTTATCATACTTTCATTACTGCGAACTGCTCGCAACATTTCAGCGAGGTTTCGAGCACTAACGCTAGGGAAACGCACCACATACCACCATGTAACCTGCCCTCGCCGCACACTCATGTACTTATGCACACCTAATATAGCAACAACGGGGTTAAAATTGGAAACAGTGCAAGTACTCCTTATATGTATGTAAGTATATATATAGCAACTTCACACATATATACATAGATAGCCTAATAG